CGGCCATGTTTGACGGCGCAATCTGTGAAGACATCGATGAATGGAAAGCGCCCGAAGATGAGCTAACCAAATCAACCAAGCGGGCATGGGCTCAGGTCAGAAACGGCAAGATGCTGTATGACTCTATAGGCGTTGGTGCGCACGTTGGCTCGACTCTAAAAGAGATGGATATTCAATTCGGTTATCACAAGTTCAACGCGGGTGGGGCCATTATAAATCCCGATCGAGAATACGCGCCGGGCATCACACAAAAAGATAAATTTGAAAATCTGAAAGCCCAATCTTGGCAGGATGTTGCGGACAGATTGCGTAATACGTATAATGCGGTTAATAAGGGCATGGTTTACCCGTCAAGTGAGTTAATGGCATTGCGCAGTGATTTGCCATTCTTGCAAAGGCTTATGACTGAGTTATCGACACCTAGAAAGAGTTACAGCAAAAAAGGGCTGGACATGGTGGAGTCGAAGGGTGACCTGGCAAAGCGTGGTATTAAATCACCAAACTGTTTCGTAGCTGGCACAACGGTTGAAACAGACAAAGGTGGCAAGTTTATAGAAAAGATTGAAGTTGGAGATATGGTTTTAACTCCTATGGGCTATCAAAAAGTGACTCACACTCACCGCAATAGTGCCGAAGTAATTACTAATGGGGGGTTAACAGGAACCCCGGATCACAAAGTTTTTACATGGGATAGCGGGTGGAAAGAATTGCAGTTGCTTACATCATGTAATATAATAGAGCCTCTAACATTAAGGGGCCGTATCAAATGGAAAATATTAAACGCATTGTTTTCAAAGCAAAAGTGTTCGGCATTCACAGCACAGGTAGGTATTACTCAACAAGGCAAGAAGACAAATACGGTGAAAGACTTTTACACCGGTGTGTGTGGGCAGACAGTAATGGCGCAATACCTAAAGGATATGATATTCACCATATCGACGGCGATTGGCGGAACAACAACTTATCAAACCTTGAGCCCTTTGAAAGAAAAGAGCATTGCAGACAGCACATGCAAGAAAGGTTTGAGTGTGAAGAATACCGTAAAGAAAACAGGCATCAACTTGAGTCTGTTCGGGATCTTGCAAAAGAGTGGCACTCTTCTACGGAAGGCAGGCAGTGGCATTCAGATCATGCCAAGACTATTTGGGAAAAAAGGGATTTTCACACCCATTCCTGCGTCATATGCCATAGCGAATTTGAAAGCAAAAGGGTCAAGTCAGAAACCTGCTCACGAGCCTGCACAATTAAAAATGCAAACAAGAAAGCAGCAAGCAGACACACACTTGAATGCGCCATGTGTAAAAAAGAATTCAAGTCTGATAGAATCAGAAACGAGTGCTCGGCAGAGTGTCGTGTACAATATAACGCTAGAAAGGCATAATGTGTATTACGCTAATGGAGTGCTTGTGAAGAATTGCGCAGACGCTTTCGTGATGGGCGCGTGCCCCCACCTCATCGTTTATCAAGGCTACGACATGATGGCAGTCTATTCATGAGCAACTTCTTTGCAGACGTATCGCGCGGCCTAGTTAATGCAGTATCTGGCCTTGGTGGTGATCGTGACAAAGCTACACACGGAAGCTGGAATTTTCAGCCTCTGGACCGTCAACAGGTTGAGGCCGCATACCGTTCAAACTGGATGTGTCGCAAAGCCGTGGACATCCCGGCCTTTGATATGATGCGGGAAGGCTGGTCCTGGCAGTGTGAGAAAGAGCAAATCACTTTAATTGAGGCTGAAGAGAAGCGCCTCGGCGTCCTAAGTAAGGTTTTCAACGCCATTAAGCAGGCCAGACTATACGGCGGTGCGGCCATCCTTATCAGCGACGGCTCAGACAGTCACGCAGAGCCGTTGAACCCGAATACCGTTGGCAAAGGCGGCGTCGCGTTCCTAAAGGTCATGGATCGCTACCACATGACCAGTGGATTGCTCGACTATGACCCCATGTCACCGACCTATATGGAGCCCACGTATTACGACCTGGTTGGCGCTGCCGGGGGCACTGTACGCATTCATCCATCCCGAGTTGTACGCTTCATTGGCGCCGACCTTCCGACAGACTGGGAAGTCCTTGTAGACCGATGGGGCGATAGCATACTTGACGCTATTGAGATCGCCATTAAAGACGCCACCGCTGGGCAACAGGGCATTGCCGCGCTTGTGCAAGAAGCCAAGGTGGACGTGTTCAAAATTGATGGTTTCATGCGCGGCATGGCGTCACAGGCTTATAAAGATGCTGTTATAGAACGATTCAGCCTAGTCCAAAGCATGAAATCCACGGTGAACGCCGTGGTGCTAGACAAAGAAGACGAATACCAACAGAAGACCATCAATTTCTCTCAACTGCCCGAAGTCCAGCGCTTACAGCTTCAGATCGTATCTGGTGCCGCTGACATCCCGGCCAGCCGATTTCTAGGCCAGAGTCCTAGCGGCATGAACGCTACGGGTGAAGGCGACGAGAAGAACTATTACAACCGCATAGGTGCAGAGCAGGAGCTAACCCTACGCGAGCCGCTGGAAAAGCTGCTGAATGTGGTAGTTCGGTCAGCTTTGGGCAGCCGCCCTGATGATTGCTGGTTCACGTTTAACCCTCTCTGGCAGATGAGTGAGAAAGAGAAGGCTGAAATATTTAAGGTGAAAGCAGACGCCGCCAGGGTTTTGGCTGGCGATGGCATAAGCACCACGCAGATAATCCCCATTGAAGCGCTATCCGATAGCCTGATTAACTCGTTTATAGAAGCGGGCGACTTGCCGGGCCTTGAGGCTGCCATGTTAGAATTTGGGGGGCTATCCGAGGAAGAGCCGCCTGACCCGTTGGAGGATGTGTAATGCAACTTATAGACAAAGTTTCGGTTGATGAGGGCAGTGCTAAGCGTACTGCGGACGGCTATCTTGTTGCTGTTGCCCGTGTAGGTAGAGCCAATAACATCCAGCTCTATACTGGCGACGAAATGGAAAAGCCCGAAATGCCATTTGTTCGGGTTTATCGACCGGCCTCTGAGGTGTTTTCAAAAGACGCGATGACCAGCGTTGCGCACAAGCCAATGACAAACGATCACCCTGCTGACGGCGTTTCAGCTGATACATGGAAGCGTGACGCAATCGGGCAAATGGGCGACGAAATTACGAAGGACGGGGAGTTTGTTCGCGTTCCTCTGGTCATGATGGATGGCGCTGCCATCAAAGATTATGAAGCCGGAAAGCGAGAATTGTCCCTTGGCTATAAGGCTGACATTGAATGGACCGGCGGCGTCACTGATGGCGGCGAAGAGTACGATGCTATCCAGCGGAACATCCGCGTTAATCACGTTGCCCTTGTCGATCAAGGCAGGGCAAATCAAGAATTCCGCATTGGCGACAGTGCGAATCAATGGGGCGCTCGCCCTACAACCCGCAGTACAGATGACAGGACACACAGTATGACTGACAAACTCAGAGCTGTGGTTGTTGACGGCTTATCGGTTAACACCACCGATGAAGGCGCTCTAGCCATTGATAAGCTACAGAAAGCCGTTACAGACGCGCAGAAGCAAACCGCTGACGCTGAAGCCAAAGCAATCACCGACATGAGCGAAAAAGAAAAGAAAGTCGCCAAACTCCAAGCCGAAATTGACGACTTGAAAGGTAAAGCCATGGACGACGCCGCGATTGATAAGCGTGTGCAGGTTCGAGCTGAGCTAATCGGCAAGGCCAAGGTCATCGCCAAAGACCTAGACACAACCGGCGTAAGCGATGCAGGCATCCGCAAAGCAACCGTTGCAGCTAAGCTGGGCGACGCGGCTATCAAGGACAAGTCCGAGGCGTATATTGATGCGCGCTTCGACATCCTTACCGAAGATTCCGAGACCACCACTGACTCACTGCGGCACCTTGGCGGCGTTAAATCCACAGACGGTGCAGGCGGCTGGAACGACTCGGCTTTTAAATCTGCTGGCGTCAAAATTAAAAAGGAAGCGTAAATCATGGCAATCCTAACGAAAGGCAAAGCGTCCGCCGCTTTTATCATCAGTCAGGCTAACGGGTATCAGAACTCTGATGACGTTACCGTGACAGTCCCGGCAGACACTACCTATGCGGGCGGGACTATCCTCGGAAAGATCACTGCAACCGGCAAGTTTGTGCGGCATGCCGCAGGCGCGGGCGACGGCTCAGAAAACGAGGCGGGAGTCCTTTACGAAACCCTGACTAACACAACCGGCTCAGGAGTTGACAACGCTTCAACGCTGTTTATTCGACTCTCTGAAGTTGCCGAGTCTGAACTGACTTATGAAGTCGGCGCAGACGGCGCACAAGTCACCGCATCCAATCTGGCTCTCAAAGCCCTTGGCATCATCGTTCGATAAAGGAAACCTCTCATGGCTTCAATGGACATCTTTAATAACAGTGCTTTTTCCATGACGTCTCTTTCGGGCGTCGTGAACAAACTGGACTATCAGCCCCAGTTGC